ATTTTCTTAAAATAACACTATGTCATATACCAGCCAATTGAAACCTCAAGTCGATCTTCCTGTATGGGAATGGATGAGATTTGCTCCAGCTAACACTGTAACTCTATCATCTACTTGTCGAGATGATCGCTACATCTATTATACAAGTTCCTCTGTTTTTTGGCGTTATGATACATACAGTGACGGATGGCAACAATTAGCAACACCAGTCATCTCTACAACAAACGTTGTTTCAATGTATTATTCACGTGAGTCCGGCCATAATGGCAGAGCTATAAGTTCAGGCGGCGGGAACAATACAATTAAAATGGCTGCTCTTAATGGAGCATGTATGGTTGGCTATAAGATTCGTATTGTCAGCGGAACAGGAGCTGGACAGGAACGCACCATCACTGCAGTAAGCGCGCCAACTATTGAAGAACGCGGAGTTGCTGCAGGTAACTTTACTGATCGTTTTCAAGATGGTTCAGCTGCACCAACTCTCAAGGCATGGAGACTTAATCAGTGGCGCGATTATCAAGGTCGCGGTGAAGGCGGTACAGTTCCTGGAGTAACTCGTAAAATTTTATTTAATGGACCAAATCTTGCACCATTTTCTGATCCATACTATGCAGGCACTGTTCAAAACTGGGGTGCAGTCGGTTCAGCCGTTGCGGCCAACAGCTTTTTTCAATTTGAATCACAAATTGTAACGGTTGATAGCAACTGGACAACCAATCCTGACTCTTCATCGAAATTTGTTATATTGAGTGGCGGCATTTGGATGGTTTCGTCAAATGCTGCATCAACTTTCTTTACTACTCAATACTATGATGTATTGGCTGACGTATGGTTCCAAAAAACTTCCAATGGAATGCTATTCACAGCTGCATTAGGAACTGAAATCAATTTGATTGGGTTTAGCGAAGCAGGCGGAGCAATTGCAACTGGTACTGCCACAAGCGGTGCAGCAAAATCATTGACCAACAGCGCATTAAGTTTAGCAACTGATACATATGCCAATTTTCAAATACGAATTACGGCTGGAACTGGCATAGGACAAACTCGCACAATCTTATACAATACTGCATCAACCATATATATTACTCGTGCATGGGACACAAATCCTTCATCTGATAGTGTATATCAAATTTGGCCTGATACAGATAAACTTTACCTGGTAGGTAGTAATATGAGCAGCATTGCTCAATATAGTATTGAAAACGATCAATGGTCAACTGGTCGTCAATATGAAGGCGGGTTTTTACGATCAGGTGCGGCTACTGCATCAAATGGTGAATCATTTGCAATAGCCAGCATTGCAAAAGCCACTGGTGGCATTACCGTATTAAACGCTACACCTACCGCTGGTGGCACCGGCTATCTGGTTGATCAGCTGTTAACTCTTGCTGGTGGTTCTGGTGGAGTTGCACGCATTACAGGTGTGGCTGCAGCCACTGGTGCTGTCACAAGTGTTATACTAGAAACCTGCGGCAGCGGTTATACATCCTCATCAAGTGGTATTGCAACAACAGTTAATACCACTGGCGGCTCTGGTTGTACATTGGCTGTTACAACTGCGGCAGAGGTTGCAACCGTTACTTTTGCTACTAACATTGCACCCAATTTTAAAATTGGAGAAAGTGTTACAATTAGCGGTGCAAGTGCGGCCAACTATAACGGAGTTAAAACCGTTTTGGCTGGAACGGTAGCGGGCAACGCGCCTTTTGCTGGTATTATTCAATATGCTGCTCCTGCTGATGCTGCGCCAACCTTTGTTGCACACACCGGAACAATGATGGTCGATTCAACTAAAAATTGGGTTGTTAATGAGCATGTCGGAAAAATCATTCAAATTACATCAGTGGCCTCTCCAAGTGCTACCGGCTTTGCCAGAAAAATAACAGCCAATACAGCCAACACTATCACATGGGTGCAGTCTGCCGGCACATTAGCTGTGTTTGCGCGTTATGCAATTATTGATGAAAAATGCTTTATGACTGATATGTCGGGTGGAGCACGATTTGCTGGTGGGCGCAGCGGTGTTGCAACTGGCGGCACAACCACCACACTTGTGGATTCAACTAAGAATTGGCCAATTAATTATTGGAGCAATACTTTGCCAACCGGTGCAAGCAACACCGCACGCAAAGTGCGTATTATTGCTGGTACTGGAGTAGGCAATGAATTGACTATAACCAACAATACAGCAACTACTTTAACATTTGCTACACAATCATTTACACCTGACAGCACAACGCTATATCAAATTTTAGATGGTCACGGACAAGCTACAGGAGGTAGCACAACTACACTGATTGACACCACTCAAAACTGGGGCACCAACGTATGGCTCGGAAAGCGTGTAAGATTTGTAGCAGGTGATGGCACTGCTGGTGAATCGACAATTACCGGTAATACACAAACTACACTTACATTTGCAGCAACCAATACAATCAGTGCACAGACTGCATATAGTATATTGGAACCAATACAACGCGCCGCAGGGGCCAGTGCGCAAATCCTTACCAACAGTACAATCACTGCAAACAATAATAGAATTGCAATACTATGGAGAGGGGGTGGTGTATCGGAAGTTGGGCGTTATAATTTCAATAGCATGCAATATGACGCACTCACTGCATCACCATTTCCTGAAGCACTAACTACTGGCAGCATGTATGCATATGATGGTGCTGATCGAATTTACTTCCATTCAAATGCAACTGGTCGCATAATGTATTATGATGTAACCAAAAACACTATTACCAACAGCGGTGTGATTCCTTATGGTATGGGCACCGCGATTGTTGGTAATCGTATGGAAATATTTACCACCGTGGATGGCCTAAAATATCTTTACATCATGAGACACGGCGGCACTGAAATGTGGAGAACACTACTATTCAACTAATATGACACTAGAAGAAATCAAACAAATTGTCAGCAATAAACTTGCAGCACTAAACAATCAAAAGAATCTTGCATACATGAATGGTGATCTAATCGCCTATGCAAATCTTGAAGAACAAATCACTGAAACACAAAAAATAATAGACAAACTTAATGCTTAAAAGCATCATTTGTATAAATAAACACAGTATGAGTAACATCAAAAATTTTATAAAAAGCATTGCAGCTGGCAATACTGCCACAAGTGCTTCTTCATTGCAGTCGCTAATCATTGATAAAGTCAAGACTGTTCTTGACATCAAAAGAATCGAATTGAGTGCCAGCATTTATGACACTCCAAAAATCACTGAAAGCATTGTAACCGAGGCGCTTGAGAAAAACACAAAAAAGTTTGACTATGCAAAAGGTTTAGACATTGAGCGTAAAGACACCAAGTTCCGTGAAGCACAAGGCGAAATTTATCGTGCGCTTGATGATGAAGACAAACGTGCTCTTTCACGCATTATTCAGATTGATACACGCGATGACGATGGCAAGCAATTTGTAAAAGAAATTCGCATGCTATATACAAAGCTAATGAAAAAGTTTAAAAATGTTAGTGCGTCTGATGGAGGCAATCCAAAGGTTTATGCTGCACTAAACTATGTGCTTGATAAAATGTAAGTTTATATAAATAAACTATTATCAATATGAAGTTAATTACTGAACATTTAGAGGATTTAAATTATCTAGTTGAGTCCGCCGCTGATGGCAGTAAGAACTATGTTATTGAAGGGATATTCATGCAGGCTGAGCAGATTAATCGTAATCGCCGTGTGTATCCAAAAACAGTTTTAGAAGGTGCAGTTGCAAAATATGTAACTGACTATGTTGATCGTGGCCGTGCCGTTGGTGAATTGAATCACCCAGAAGGCCCTGCTATCAACCTCGATAAAGTTTCGCATCGCATTACCGCTCTCAAGTGGAATGGTAATGATGTTGTTGGAAAAGCACTCATCCTGAATACGCCAATGGGCAAAATTGTGAAAGGACTATTGGAAGGCGGATGTCAGTTGGGTGTTTCAAGCCGTGGTATGGGAACCGTTGCAAGCAAGAATGGTCAAACTGTTGTCAATGAAGACTTCGTGTTGTCCACAGTTGATATTGTGCAAGATCCAAGTGCTCCGTCCGCTTTTGTGAACGGCATTATGGAAGGCGTAGAATGGATCTGGGATAATGGACTGCTTAAGCCGCAACAAATTGAAATGTATGAGACAGAAATTAAGAAGACCTCTTCTGCCAATTTGGCTGAAGCTCAGGAACGTATCTTCAAAGATTTCCTCTCCAAACTCTAAACAAAATAAAGTAATATAACTCATGAAAACAAAACAAGAAACAATTGAAGATGATATCATTGAAGATATCAGCGAAGAAACATTACTTTCTCTTGACGAAACTTTAGAGGCGGACGCGGAATCAACTGAGATCGCCGAAGCTAAGGTTAAGGAAGAAGAGGAAGAAGATGAAGAAGAAAATGCTGATGAAATGGAAGAAGCAATGGATAAAGTTGGTAAAGAAGATGACGACGTTGACAACGACGGTGATTCTGATGAGACTGACGAATATCTAAAGAATCGCCGCAAGAAGATTTCAGCAGCTATTGAAAAGCAAAATGAAGAAGTTGAAGAAACTCCTGTTGTTGAAGAACAACTTGTGGTTGACTCAAGTGACATTGCACAATTGGTTGAAAGCGAAGTTGGACTAACTGAAGAATTCAAAGAAAAAGCAACGCTTATTTTTGAAACTGCAGTTCGCTCTAAAGTTGCTGAAGCTGAAGCAACACTTAAAGAAGAATATGCAACACGTTTGACAGAAGAAGTTGAAAGCATTCACGAAGACCTTGTCGAAAAAATTGACAATTATTTAACGTATGCCGTTGAAAGCTGGGTAGCTGACAATAAAGTTGCAGTTGAAAGTACATTGCGTACAGAGATTGCTGAAAACTTTATCACTTCTCTTAAGAGCGTATTTGTTGAAAACTATATTGACGTACCTGAAGGTAAGACAGATATGGTTGCTGAAATGGAAACCAAGTTGAGCGAAACTCAAGAGCAAGCTGCAAAGCTTGAGCGTATTGCTGAGAGCCTTGCTGAGAAAGTTGAAACACTATCTCGCGCAAATGTTCTTGCCGAAACCTCTCGTGACCTTGCAGATACTCAAGTTGCCAAATTGCAAGCACTATCTGAAGACGTTGAATACGTTGATGCAGATTCATTCCGTAAGAAAGTTGAAACTCTCAAAGAGTTTTATATCAATAGCCGTAAAAATGTTGAAGAAGAAATCAACGATGATTCTTCATACATCAGTACAGAAACTATCGTCGAAAACGAAACCTTTGGTGAAGATCTTTCACCAAGCATGAAACAATATTTAACCGCAATATCTCGCCTCAATAATGCACAAACTGCAAACATTGCTAGCTGATACACGGTTCCCAAAACAAACAAACAACAACCTAGAAAATAACTATTATGTTTAATTCAGAACAACTACAAAAAAAATGGGCTCCAATCTTGGAAGCCAAAGACGCTCCTGTATTCAAGGACAACTATCGTAAAGCAATCACTGCAGTTCTCCTTGAGAACCAAGAGAAAGCACTCCGCGAAGAAAACGCACAAGCATCATTCCTCAACGAAGGCAACACCATTGGTGGTTCCGACATCGGTGGCGGTACTGGTGCAGTTAAGACCTGGGATCCAGTTCTTATCAGCCTTGTTCGTCGTGCAATGCCTAACATCGTTGCTTATGACATCGCTGGTGTTCAACCAATGACCATGCCTACTGGCTTGATCTTTGCAATGCGCTCGCAATACCAAAACGCAGCTGGTGTTAACCAAGCTGAAGCACTCTTCAACAAGCCAGACGTTGGTTTCTCTGGTCAACAAGGTGCTGCCGCAACCGGTGCATTTGGACTTACAACTGCACAAGGTGAAGGCCTTTCTGGCAGCGGTCTTAATGCTCGTTACATCGATCCTAACGTTGCTCTTGGTCTTGGTACAAGTGGTGCTACTTATGGTACTGCTACTGGTACTCCTGCAACCGATCTTAACGGTACATCAAGTGTTAACGTTGGCCGTACTAATGGTGGTTTTGGTCAAATGGGCTTCACCGTTGACAAGACAACTGTTACTGCTCAGACACGTGCTCTTAAAGCAGAATACACAATGGAACTTGCTCAAGACCTTAAGGCTGTTCACGGCCTTGATGCAGAAGCTGAACTTGCAAATATCCTATCTGTTGAAATCCTTGCAGAAATCAACCGTGAAGTTATCGAAACTGTTAATGCTAAAGCAATCGTTGGTGGTATCCGTGGCGTAACACTTGTTGGCGCATCTGGTGCTGGTGGTGTTGCAACTGTTGGCAATCCAACCGGTTTATTTGATATTAACGAAGATGCAGATGGCCGTTGGGCTGTTGAGAAGTTCAAGTCACTTCTTTTCCAAATTGAAATTGAAGCTAACTCTGTTGCTAAAGCAACACGTCGTGGCAAAGGCAACATCGTAATCTGTTCTTCAAACGTTGCAAGTGCGCTTGCAGCTGCCGGTGTTCTTGATTACGCTCCTGCTCTTGCAACCAACCTTAACGTTGATGATACTGGCAATGTATTTGCTGGTGTTCTTAACGGCCGCATGAAGGTCTTTATTGACCCATTTGCTGATAATGACTATATCACTGTTGGTTATCGTGGTGCCAATGCATATGATGCAGGTATCTTCTATTGCCCATACGTTCCGTTGACAATGGTTCGCGCTGTTGATCCTAACACCTTCCAACCAAAGATTGGTTTCAAGACTCGTTATGGTCTTGTTGCTAACCCATTTGCTGGTGGTGCAGCTGCAAGCGCAACTGGTACTAACGGACAAAACCCATACTTCCGTAGATTCGTTGTTACTGGTCTTGGTGGTGGTTCATACATCCCAACCGAACAAGCAGCTAGCTAATTCGGAATAATCCCTTAGGGAATCGTAAGGTGGGCAATCGAAAGGTTGCCCACCTTTTTTACTTTAATAAATACCTTATAATATGGCTACCAATTTATTATCATTGACTGGGTTTAAGATGAAGTTTGACACTGAGCAGTTTTCATTGTGTGAGCGTCTTGCAGTATCAGCGTCTTTTCCAAGTATAAGCGTTAGTGAAGTTGCCATCAACTTCTCCAACAAAGCAGGGTTTGTTAGCAGCGGATTCCTTGAGTATGGAGAGTTGAGCGTACGCATTGCTGTTGATGAAGCGCTAGGTGTATATGAAGAATTATACAATTGGCTAAAGCGCAACAGTGAAGGAGCCGCGTTAGAAACATATAACCTCGTATTAAACTTTGTCACAAGTCATTTTAATGTATCGCGTAGTGTGCGTTTTAATAATGTATTTGCTAGCAGCATTAGTGGTGTAGAATTAAACGCTCAGGCAACAGATGTAGAGTATGCATACATTGATGTGACTTTTAAATATGATGACTTTGTTTTTCAGGATTGAGGAATCATATAAATCAATCTAGAACAATGACACTAGATGATATATTAAAAATGTGGGCTGAGGACAGCAAGATTGATGAAGTTCAACTTGATGTTACAAGTATGAAAAGCGCTCAGTTGCATTCAAAATATCTTGAGCTATATAGCTTGAGTAAATTGCAATTTAAGAAAGGCGAGCTGGGTATGGCTGTTCTCAAAAAGGATAAATGGTTATACTATAACGGCAAGATGAGTAAAGAAGATATGGACAGCAGAGGATGGAACTACGACCCGTTTGCAGGAATGGCCAAACCACTTAAAAGTGATATGGATCTTTTCTATGAAACTGACGCTGACATTAGCAAACTTCGCATGAAGTTGGACTATCAGCAGGTTATTGTTGATAGCCTTAAGGATATTCTTGACAACATCAAATGGCGTCACAC